AAGCTTCCCAACGGGACCAGCAATTACTCCGTGGTCGGATCCTTCTATACCAGCAAGAAGCCGCCACCGGTCACCGATCCATTGCTCGACTACACCGAATGGGAAGGCGGACACAAGCAAACATTCGACGCCAATGAAGACGCCGACGTTTTCTTGAAGCAAGAATTCAAGGGCGGTTGGGACGCCACCATCAAGAAAGACGTGAGCCTCAAGACAACCGACGGCGCGAAGTTCAACATCGAAGCCGACGGTGATGTCCTTGTGAAGTCCGCCACCGGGAACATCGATATCTCGAGCCCGACCGGCACGGTGAAGATCGAACAGCAAACGATCGAGTTGACGGCGACCACGATCAAATTGACCGGCCACGTTGTGATCGTCGGCGCGATGGACCAGTCCGGCGGCGTTCACCATGATCCCAATGGATTTCACACGACCGGGATGGAGCGGATCGAAGAACTCGAGAAGCGCGTGGCGCGGCTCGAGCGACTCGTGTCACAACTTACGGAGACGCAATCATGACGGAAGGAATTTACGGACCGATCGCGTTCGGCCGTTGCCGCGGCCGGATCATGACGTTCAACGAAGTCGAGCGGAAATATTCCGGGCGCTTTACCGCTCATATGCCGCACTTGCGAAAGCCGCTTCTCGAGTGGGCCGGGAATGATCTGGTCAAGATCGAGATGAAGATCGGGCTCAATGCGGCGTGGTGCGGCGATCCAAATCCGCTTCTCGCTCAATGGCATCTTTTCCACGAAAACGCGTTGGCGTCTCCACTTGTGATCGGGACGAAACCGATGGGCCCGGGCTTGTCGCTTTTTGTGATCACGGAATTAAGCGAGACGCATAAGCATTGGTTGACTCACGGCCAACTTTTAGCGGTCGAGCTTACCGTGTCCTTTCAAGAATACATTCCATTTAGTGAAGGACTCCTTTCATCGCTCGGGATCCCGGGCTTTGGTGGAAGTTTCCTTGGTTCGGGGGGCTTGTGAGTTATGGCCGCGACAGATCCACCGCCCGGCTCGACAGGAACGACGCCCATCAGCGGCACGCCGCCGCCGGACATCGCGCCGAAACCAGCGTTCCCGGGTTACGGTCAACTCACCGATCTCGGAACCAATTGGCGGATCAAGTTCGCGGACGCGGACGGGATCCCGCTCAATATGCTTTCCTTCGAGCAAATCGATTTTGGCGCGATCGCTTACAAGGAAATTTTTCAGAATGTGAAGACGATCCTCGCGACGCCGCTTTTTAGCGCGGCGCTCGAGCGATTACTCGGCATCGATCAAACGATCGTGGATCTTCCGATCGATCAAGCGCAAGACGCGACGGTGGCGATTCTGGACGCGCTTTATTTTTGGGAGCCGCGTTGTGAGCCGGTCGACATCCAATTCGAGCCGGACATTCTCGCCGGGCATCTGGTTTGTAAGCTCCAACTCAAGATCCGGAACGTGATCTATGGGACGGAGACGCCATACGATCGCAACAACATTTTCGCGACGCCATCGAAGATCGTTCAACAACTACCACCAACGGAAGGACCACCAGTGATTATAGAAGGACCACCGGGCCCGCAAGGGCCGCAAGGACCGGCCGGATCCACCGGGCCCGCGGGCACGCGCGGGAGCCTATGGTTTACCGGCGCGGGAAATCCCGGGATCAGCGGACCGATCGCCGGGGCTCAATCGCAAGATATGTATCTCAACACGACAACCGGATCCGTCTGGCAGTACGACGGCAACTCTTGGAGAATGTTAAAATAATATGGCTTGGACACCTAAAGGAAACATCATGGGCCCGACCGGTCCACAAGGACCAGCGGGCGCAACCGGATCACAAGGGCCAGCGGGACCGACTGGATCCACCGGGCCGCAAGGTCCGCAAGGTGATCCCGGCCCGACCGGCGCGACTGGATCCACCGGCGCGACCGGCACGCGTGGAAGTCAATGGTACACGGGCACCGGCGCACCGGGCACGATCTCCGGGCAACTTGTCGGGGATATGTATCTCAACACCGCCAACGGCGACATCTATCAACTAGCGTAAAAACAAAATGGCTTGGTCACCAGTAGCAAACATCAAAGGGCCGAAAGGCGATACCGGGGCACAAGGTCCGCAAGGCGATCCCGGCGCGACTGGATCGCAAGGTCCGCAAGGTATCCAAGGAATTCAAGGCGCCACCGGATCGCAAGGTCCAGCGGGCACGCCGGGCGAAGTCTGGTATAGCGGATCCGGGGCGCCGAGCGGAACGACCGGCGTCGTCGGTGATTGGTATATCAACACGGCGACCGGGGATTTTTACGAGAAGACGGCGTCGGCAACGTGGACGCTCCGCGGCAATTTGAAAGGTCCGACCGGACTCACCGGCAACGATGGAGCGCCGGGCGAAAAATGGTTTACCGGATCCGGCGCACCGAGCGGGACGCTCTTGGGCTCGGTCGTCGGCGACTGGTATCTCAACTCGGCCAATGGCGATTATTACGAGAAGACCGCGGTCTCGACGTGGACGCTCCGCGGCAACTTGACCGGGCCGCAAGGACCGCCCGGCACCATTGGGACGATCACGTTGACCGGCGACATAACCGGGAGCGGGACCAGTAGTATCGCCACACAAATCGCCGCGGGCGTTGTCGGCTCGAACGAGATCAACAACGCCGCCGATCTGGCGATGACGGCGCTTCAAACGATCAAGCTTTCAACGGCCGCGACCGCCGATCAGCAAGACGTCTTTGGCATCTATCGCAACTCGACCGGGACCGCGGCCGCTGGTTTTGGTTCTCGACTCGTGCTCGGAGCCAGTAGCGACACCACCGCAAGCCGTCCTCAATGTATGGTCGCGTCCAAGTGGAGCGTCCCGACGGATGCGACTCGAGCCGCGATCATGGAGTTATATTGTCAGCAAGGCAACGGGCTTTTCGGGACCGCGGTGTTGACGCTTTTCCCGAGTAAAGCGGTCGGCCTCAATCGAACGACCGATCCCGGCGCTGGCTTTATGGACGTGAGCGCCGGTTACAAGATCGCCGGAACTAATCTTCTTCCGCTTTCACTTGCCAACGGCGGCGTGGCCCAAGCCATATCCGCGCCCGCGGCCAACGGTGAACAACTTCGATCCATCGGGACGACCAGCTTCGACAGTTTCCCGACGAACTTTTTGAACGGCACTCCGTCGGATAAGGCGGGCACGACGAACACGACGGGCGTCATGCTTGGCTTGGCGCAAACGCTCGCGATGCAATATAGCGGTCGGGTTTTGCTTATCATCCAAGGGCGTCATGGCAATAGCGCGGCCAACGGTTACGGCGGCGTGACTCTCCGGTATGGCACCGGGGCCGCGCCAGCCAACGGAGCGGCACTTACCGGCACGGTCGCCGGTCTCGGACAATTCCATTACAACGCAAGCGCCGCGGCTGGCATCACTAATTTTTGTCTCACCGCAATCATCACCGGCCTAACCAAAGGGACGACTTATTGGTTCGATCTAATGCAACAAGCACTTGGAAGCGCGGGCACCTTCAACGTTTACGGTGTCGTCATGACAATCCTCGAAATATGAACATCGAACAACGGATCCAAAAACTAAAAGCGGAATTGCACGATCACACGCGCCACCACGACGCGATGGTCGCCGAGCACGATCGCAACGAAAAGATTTTCCAAGCCAATCTCACATTGAGCCAAGCCCGGTATCAACAAATCAGCGGAGCGATTGCCGAGTTGGAATTGATGTTACAAGAGAGCGCGAAAGAGAACGGAGAAAGCGAGCCAGCAAAGCCGATCAAGATCCGAAGATGACCACTCACCACGACGAAGAATATCGCGAGCGCAATGGCGGCGGGCGGCTTAACGCTAACACGTTGATCAGCCTCGTCGGTGTCGTGTTGTCCGTGGTTGCCGGGACGTGGGTGCTTGCGAGCAAGATCTCGACGACCAAGACCGATATCATGTCGCAAAATGCCACCATGAAAGCGGACTTCGTCGCGGCGCGGACGGCAATCGAATCACGAATCACCGCGCTCGAGGCGCGACCAACCAAGGAGACTTGGACCGACGGCGATATGTTTCGTTGGGCGACCAGACTCCAAAGAGAAAATCCAACGATGCGCGTACCGGAACCACCGATGAAATCGGATCCCAACAAGTGAAAATGATGTGGCCTTTTCTATTAGCGATCGCGGTTGTCGGTTGCACGATCAAGGTCGAACCGATCGCGAAGCCCAAGCCGAAAGTGAAGGTTGTCCATCATTACGGCAAACATCACAAGGCGCATCCGCACGGCACGCCCGCGCCAAAGATCCATTACTTGGAGCCGGATATAAATGCGCCGACCAAATTGATCGAACAACCAACGCCACCACCGAGCCCATGAAGATCGACGATTTTATTCGCGAATTCCGCTCCACGACTGGAGATCCTTTGTGGAAAGTGATTCTCAATTGGGGATCGGTGCTCACGTTCTTCGCGTTGCCGATCCTTTTTCTGGCCGGTGCATTGCATCCCGAGCGCCTCGAGTATCTCCGCGAATACATGAGGAACATTACGATCTTGGTTTTCGGTCTTGCCGGATTAAAAACGTGGGAGCAAATCAAGAAAGGAAACGAGAAAGAATGAAAGAACGAGGAAAGAAACACATCAAGGCTCACAATCTCCATCCGCTGATCGAGATCGGCGGCGTGACGATCTATTCCACGCCCAACGGAAAATATATTTGTTTCGTGAGCAACTTGGACGTTTGCACGGACGGGACCGGCCCACATCATGGCGACACGTCGCCGCAAGATGAGACGGCGTATTACAACGGCGGAAAATTCTTGAACGCGGACGTCGACAAATACATCGTCATCCCGCCTCAAGTTCGCTCGATGGTGGCGCCGGTAGTGATGGGTTGCCAAGCCAAGATGACGCGGCTCGATAGCATGGCAACCAGTCCGGCCGTGACCGGCGAGATCGGACCGGACGATAAGACCGGAGAAGCGGCGTATTGTTTGGCGCGGCTTATCAATCCAAAAGTTTCCGCCAACAATGGCGACGATCGGCTCATTTACTTTTATGAGTTATGGCCGGGAAAAGCCGCGGTCGTGGACGGCAAAAAATACAAACTCGAACCAGCGGGATAAAACATCATGGCAATCATCGGACCAATTCCACCAGTCTTCGAAAATCTATCAACCGGCGGCCAGTTGGCCGAGGATCCCGGGGCGCCTCAATACGGACTTCCGTGGGTGCCGGAAATGGATTTCGCGGTCAAGGATCCCGCGATCATCGCGACCGAAGTCATCGCCGATTATCAAGCCGCGTTTCTCCTTCTCACCGGGATCGCCAAGACGCTCGCGCCCGGGGATCCGGTCCGTCTCCATCTCTTGGTGGTTTGCCATTGGCTTTCTCAACAACGGGTGATCATCGATTTCACCGGGAAACAAAATTTGTTGAAGTACGCTCACGACGAATATTTGGACAACTTGGCCGCGCTTCACGGTCAAAGAGCCTTACGCCAACAAGCTTCGGCCGCGCTCACGACTCTCCGCTTCTCGCTGGCGGCGCCGCTTTCTTTCACCGCCACGATCCCGAAAGGAACTTATTGCCAAGCGCCCAACGCCGTCGTCTTTCAAACGTTGGTCGACGCCGTCATCCCGGCAACTTCCACCGACTTGAGCGTCGACGTCCCGGGACAAGCGATGATCGAAGGAGTGGTCGGCAACGGTTTCGCGCCCGGGCAAATCCGCGGCGTGATTAACTGGAATCAACCTTATGACATCACGGTCGAGAATACGATCGTAAGCGCGGGCGGGAGTGACGCGGAAACCGACGAGCAATATCGATATCGGATTTGGCTCGCGATCGAATCGTA